AGATATTCCAGAAGAAAATAAAGTATTTTTCTTGATCCGTAATGACAGGACACGTCGCCGACCTCGGCACAAATATCCAGGATTGCGGGTGCTTGCCGCATACAAGACGCGAATTAACAAAAATACTCTTGTTTTTGACCGAAATAAAATTTCTTAAATGTATTGAAACCCACTCCAGTTTGTGTTATAATGAATTATTATAACAGGAATTTTCAATGGCCAAAAAATGTACTATAGAAATCCGCGACGAAGTGAACGTGCGACTTCTCAACCTTGATCCCGCGACACGTCGGAAATGCAGTAGCAAACTATCATATTTTCTTCCACACGCATACCACGTCCCCGCTTTCAAATTAGGCAGGTGGGATGGCAAAGTCAAATACTTCGATATTGGCGGCAGAACATTTCTAAATCTATTGGATGAGATTCTACCAATCGTCATTGGCGAAGGGTATGAACTTGATATTAATGACCAGAGAGATTCAACTCCTATAGAATTTGAATTGATTGCAGAGGATTTCTGGGGCGATTCTGTTTGGCCTGTAGGTCACAAGCATGAAGGCGAAAAAATACGCCTTAGAGATTATCAGGTAGAAATTGTAAATCGTTATATGAATAACCCACAGTCACTACAAGAGGTAGCTACTGGCGCAGGTAAAACAATTATCACAGCAACGTTATCAAAGATCGCTGAAAAGTATGGTCGTACCATTGTGATCGTTCCAAACAAAGACCTTGTTACACAAACGGAAGCGGATTACATAAACGTAGGATTGGATGTCGGCGTATATTTCGGTGATCGCAAAGATGAGGGCAAAACCCATACTATTTGCACATGGCAAAGTTTAGAATCTCTTGCGAAGAAAACAAAAAAAGGTGAAGCGAATATCCAGGAATTCATTGAGGATGTTGTCTGTGTAATTGTGGATGAAGCACATGGGTCAAAAGCAGATGTTTTGAAGGAACTATTGACTGGACCGTTTGCTAACATATCATTGCGCTGGGGATTGACAGGAACAATTCCAAAAATTGATTGGGAGTTCGCAGCACTTCACGCATCAATCGGTCCAGTGGTCAATCGACTTTCGGCGAAAGAGTTACAGGATCAAGGCGTATTGTCAAACCTTCATGTGAATATTTTACAGACACAGGAAATGGGAACATACGGAAACTATGCAAGTGAAGTAAAATTCTTGACAAGTGACACGGACAGACTTGCATGGATCGCCGAGAAAATGATATCAATTTCACAAGATGGTAATACTTTGGTTTTGGTTAATAGAATTGAGACTGGCGAAGAATTACAAAAACTTATTCCGAACTCAAAATTTGTACGTGGTGCGATGAAGGGCAAAGACCGTAAAGATGCTTACGATGATATCAATGCGTCTGATAATACTGTGACCATTGCGACATATGGTGTCGCTGCTGTTGGGTTAAACATTCCTAGAATATTTAATATGGTATTGATTGAGCCGGGCAAGAGTTTTATTCGCGTCATTCAATCGATTGGTAGGGGTGTTCGTACTGCCAAAGATAAGGATTTTGTTAATATTTGGGATATTACAAGCCGAACAAAATATTCAAAGAAGCATTTGACAGAACGCAAAAGATTTTACAAAGATGCTCAGTATAAATTTAGCGTCACAAAAGTGGATTACAAAAAAGCGTGAGATAATCAGCGTCATTTATCTTGATATGAAAATAGACGTTGTATATTACTATAACTTGTGCTATAATAAATTAGATAATATAATCAAAGGATAAAAAAATTAAGATTCTTACCCCCGAAAATCAATGTTTCGAATTAAACAATTTGCCCGACGAGGTCGAAGATATACGATATTGTGTGATGGATGTTAGTGATAAAACTGATCCGGATTTTTTCTTTATTCCGCTGGTTTTCATGGAAACATTTAACTCGCCCAGTGTACAACTGACGATTGGACCATATAATATAGAAATGCCGACAGATTGGAATATTCTCATTGGCGACAGAGAGTTGGGAATATTAGAATTTGTTCCTATTACCAGTCTGAATGAGCGAAATTTTCAAACAATAGTTTCTAATCCGTTGAGTGGATTCATGTGTGAATGGGAACCTGTTCGAATCCAAAATATATTTTCTGATGTGAAATGGTTTTTTCCTAAACTAAAATTTGGTCATATTCTTGTGATACCGATAGAATTTGGTGACAAACCAAGATGTTTGTATTTTGTTAGAGAAATGAATCGAATTCCAGACCAGTTGAATAGTTATGATTTCTATTGACAAATGGCGCTATATAAGATATCATTATCGGCAACAGCACACAATGTATTAGAGGCTATTGCGTGGTGCGAAGAAACTAATATTGCTTGTGTAACTATGCCGTCATTGAATAGTCTTACTCGTATACCAACACGCTGTGGTCCATTTGTTAGTGTGGAATTTATATTTGAGAGTGAAAATGACGCAACAATGTTTTTATTGAAAAATGAAGGCAAACTGAAAGAAATAAAAAATGGCAAAAGATAGGATACCATTGAATGAAATGTTGCCTGCGATTGACCGAAAAGATTTTGGATGGTACTCTAGGCTTCCAGCAGAAAGAAAAAAAATATGGAGTAGTTGGTTAACATTGCGATATGCTTCAACTGTGTCGGGAAAGAATGAAGGCGACGCACTATTGAATACAAACGAGTTTGTGAATAAATATTATAATGATTTGCTTCATCATCCAGATTTGAAATGGAGACTCTTTTGTCTTGCGTCAAGTGGCAAAACAGAGCAGCATTTTTGGATCAAGGGTCCAAATAATGTCAAGAAAAAAGATAAGGTTGCTGCCTTTTTATCGGATGTGTATCCAGCAATGAAAGCTGAAGACATTGCGTTGATGCGACAGATTAACACAGATAAAGAGTTGAAGCAGATTGCGATTGACTTGGCATACAGTGAAAAAGAAGTTAGAGACATATTTGGAAAAAAATAAATGGATACAATGTTAGCAACATTTTTTGGCAGTGCGATATACAATGGTCCGATGGGGGGTATTGTGGGATTTGTTCTATGGGTTCCGTTCTTCATTATTGGTATGATTGCTTTTTATAAGATTAATGTCCGCTGGATTAATGATAGGTATATGAGTTATTTGTTACTAATGCTTGCGGGATATTTAAATATATTGGGCGTACTTTTCATAGAAATTATCAAGTGAGTAAAATTCTAAATGACCAACACCTGTAAGTTTTGCGGCAAATCATTCAAGCGTGAAAAAACATTAACTGTTCATCTATGTGAACAGAAACGCAGATGGTTGAACAGGGATGAAAAGTATGCTAAAATTGCTACGTTGGCGTATCAGCGTTTTTATGAGTTGTCGTTTTCTGGTCATAACACTCCAACGTATGATGAACTATGTGAGAGTCGATATTATTTAGGTTTTACTAAATTTGGCAAATACATTCTAAGTGTGAAGGCAGTTAGTCCAGAAGAGTACATAGATTTTGTGATAAGAAATAGCATAGCACTTGATAAATGGTGCACTGACAGTGTATACAATAGATATATATTTGAACTGAACAAACGCGAAACAGTAGAAAGGGCATTGGAGAGATCAATGCTTTACATCATAGAGTGGAGCAAAGAAAAAAGTGAGCCAGTCAATGTATTTTTTAGGAAGATTAGTCGCCCTCGTCTTATACAAGCAATTAAGGCAGGACGAGTTAGTCCTTGGATTATTTTTAATTGTGATTCTGGGATGGATTTTATGGCTGATTTTTCTGATGCCGAACTTGAAATGGTAAAGGATTCGTTAGATCCAATCTTTTGGACGAGAAAGTTTGATGTGAGAAAAGATGATGTTGAATTTGCGCAAGATGTGTTATCAAAAGCGGGTTTTTGATGTAATCTACGGTAAGAAAAAATATATCTAACCATAAGGATTTGATCATGGATATAGAATGGGATGGAACAGACGTAGAATGCTGTGATATAGGATCACCATCGGGGTCAACTACTGATATAATTTCTAGGTCAGTGTTGGATACGACGATTTATAATCTCCGACGTAGGATCAATATGATAGAAGATCGTCTTATCATACTATCTGAGAAGGATGATGCGCAACTTGAAACATATTCCTCATTAGAGGATATATATACGCAATATAAAACACTGGAGGCATTATTACATGGCGACGAAAACTATTAATTTTGATTTAGAAAAGACCCAATCTGCTATTGCCCGTATTGCGATGGCAATGTATAAAGATAACTGGCGCCCAGAATATATTGTTGGTATAACACGCGGTGGTTTAGTTCCTGCTGTTATGCTTTCACATATGACGAAAATTCCGATGAATACTCTTTGTGTTCAACTTGGCACAGACGACTTTGACGAAAATGTTGAAATGAACTGCTGGATGGCAGATGATGCTTGTAGTGGCAAAAACATTCTTATTGTTGATGATATGATACGCAGCGGCGAAGCACTTGAATGGATCAAGAAGGATTGGCAGTCAAGCATACACATAGATATTTCGGATATTTGGCACAAGTCAGTTAGATTTGCGTCATTGGTTGATTGTGGGATTTCTGAAACGGCTGCCGACTATTGCGGAGAAGAAATCAACTGTGAGGATGAAAACATTTGGGTAGATTTTTTCTGGGAGAGACTGTGATCGTGCGGACACAACAGTTACTTGCGCGATTGCGTGATCTTACAGGAAAAAGCACCGACAATCAAGGATTACGGAGATATTCAGATTTTCGGAATGCGGATGAGTTTGTAGAGTGGGAAAAGGTTAAGTGGCAATCAGTTGATGGTAGTATATTCAATGATTCGAAATATCCTGGTGCATTCAACGCAACCAAGAATCCTATATATCATCCAGAAGTAAAACAGTGGTGTGATGAAAACTGTCGTCGTCGATATATATCCTATCGCAAGAATATATATTTTGAAGATGAGAAAGACGCCACTGTTTTCATAATGCGTTGGTGCTAAAAAATCAACAAAAATCAATAACGTAGCCAAAATGACATTGACTTTGAAACTGCACTATAATTATCGATTTGATGACAGTCATTCATACGATGATGAATTGACAGAAATGAAAAAACAGAAATATTTGGGACATTATTTGAATGAAATCTAAGACTGATATTGATATAGATTTAGCAGATCGTGAAAAGATGTTAAATCTTTTTGCGCATATTCCTGCGATGCGATATCAAAATGGTAACAGAAAAAAACATAGTTCTGGTGTATATTTTCAAGAAATTCCATTTGATCCAATGAGTGGGCTGGCAACTATAGATTTCAAAGAAGCAGAAGATAGGGGATATTTCAAGCTTGATTTTTTGAACAACTCGATTTATGATGGAATAGAGGATCCAGAATATTTGGATGAGTTAGCAAGCAGAGAACCTATTTGGGAGTTGTTTGGATATAAAGAAATTGTTGAGCAACTTGCGCATATTGGCAATCATTGGAACATTGTAAAACAGCATCTACCGACTTCTTTGGAAGAGTTAGCAGCATTGATATCTATTATTCGTCCAGCGAAAAAGCATTTGATTGGCAAAGATTGGAATGACATTATGGAACAGGTATGGATTGTGTCGGAAGATGATGGGTATTTTTTCAAAAAGTCCCACGCCCACGCTTACGCAATGAGTATCATCGTACAGTTAAACTTTTTGTGTGATAATATATCTAATCAATCTTCCTAACGAGTTGTATCGATCTTCGTTTAATTCGTTTTTGGATAATATTGTCTAATGATGTACGAGGACCCCACGCGATTTCCACATCTTTTGAATTCATATTTATAATGCAGTGGGAAAAAATTTGCATTTCTTTTCCTAACAATATATTGATTGGTATTAGTCTATTAGATTCCCACCACCATTTTTCTCCAACCGCAATAAGTTGCTGCCGTAGGCTCGGAGATGAAACTGCTTCTATATTATACATAGAAGATATAACTGCATCTGTGTTTATAATGATACCAAGGTGGTAATTTATATCCTTCTTACCATATTTCACGTATGATAGGAATGGATAGTTTTCCTGTATCCATTGTTGTTTTTCTTTATTGATCATAGTTTTATTTATGACTTTGATAAATACTGTTGTTATGTATATTAATTTTAATTTGCTCCAGTATGAAAGTCCGATAAACTTGGTAGTGCAAGATACTGCCAACGACTTTTCCATGCCAAGATATTTAGGAAACATGCCAATGTATTTCAATGGAAAACACAATAAGTTACACAAAGGGATTGACAATCATTTACGATTTACTATTCGCGATACCGACAGAAAGCCAATAAATTTGACCGGTAAAACGCTCATTTTTAAAATGCACGACCGAGAATCGAGAGAAAACGTATTGTTTAAATATCCTGAGATAACAAACGCTGAAAAGGGCATGGCACGTTTGGTTATTCAGACTATAGAAACAGTTATGTTACCACAGGGTCTTTACAACTTTGCTTGCTATACAGTAGATGATGCGACAGAGGAAGAACAGATAGCGTATGTTGATACCATTAATAACGCAAAAGGTGTTATTGAGGTGATTGACGATGTGTATCCGGAGTTTGAACCATCACAGTCAAATATGACTTGGTGGTTTGACGGCAACAAATATATTTCAACTATATTCGATGGATGTGGTGAAAATATCAAGAGTAAATCGCTACATACATTCGCATTTTATTTTGACAACTACAAAGGCAAGATACAGATACAGGGCGATTTATCCGAGCAAGCATCTAGTCAAGATTTTGATTGGTTTCCGCTTTCAACGAATGAAGTTTTATATTATTCTGGTGCGCCACAGTTTGATATCACAATCAACGAAGAAACAGGCGTCCAAGGATTGGTTATCAAAGCAAACGTAAATTGGTTGCGCATATTACATTGGCCTGACCCAGCAAATACCGGTGAAATCACAAAAGTATTGATGAGAAATTAAGTTGTAAAATCTTATTGACAAATTACCAAAAATGATGTATTGTGGTTAGTATGAATAAATTTTTTGCTGACTGCTTGAAACTTCCGTACAAGTCTAATTCACAAGATAATCCAGAACACGAGGATCAAGTCGAAGCCTTGCTAATCAAGCACGGGTTGCGGTATGAATCACAACCGAACGGAATTCAGAATTCTCCTGATTTTTATGTGTATCATAATGACATACGTTACAGCGTAGAATGCAAAAGTTCAAAAGGTCATTTCCCAGTTTACAACAGCGGGCTTCCTAAGCCTGGTGTAATTTATATATTTTCGTCAAAAAAATACAACGAAACTACACTATACAACGCTGATGATATTGTTTCTCCTACGAAACGCAAGTTGTATGAAAAATTACTATCGGGATACTCTGACCTATTGAATGAAATGCGTCAGGATCCAGATTGGACCGAAGATAGCCGTGGCTTTGATTTTTATATGAGAGCGATGTACACACAGAGCGGCGGAGCAATTAAAACCAATTACTTCACTCACGCAGATCGTGAAATGTGTGAGAGCAATGTTTTATCGCGAACATATTGACATTCATCTAAAAATATTATATAATGTCATATATGATTTAGGAGAATGCGTTGAATTATAATATTTTGTGTGGCAACAATACTGATGTGTTATCATCGTTTGACGATAACAGCATTGATGTTTGTATAACAGACCCGCCATATGGCATGGGTATGGAACATTGGGACCATAGTGTTCCTCCAAAAGAGACTTGGGCAGAAGTAATGCGAGTGTTAAAGCCTGGTGCTTGGTGTCTTAGTTTCTGTTCGCCAGAGTTGTATCATCGTCTTGCTGTGAACATGGAAGATGGTGGCTTCACTATCAAAGATCAAGTTATTTGGATGGTCACAACGAAGATGGCTAAGAAGAATAAGTTAAAGCCAGCACACGAACCAATCGCAGTAGGACAAAAGCCCTTTACTGGAACATCAAAAGCAACATTTGAAAAGTGGGGAACATCTACTGTAAATCTTAATGGTACCCGTATCCCTTGGGACAAAGAACCACCGAAAGGCTGGGTTAAAGGTGGACATTCGCGCCGGGCTTTCGGAAAAGATGTAGACAAATCTACTGAACAGAATAATGAAAAGGTAGATGCGAATCCAGATGGTAGATATCCTAGTAATATTATAGGTCATTTTGACGTAGAGGATCATCAAAAATATTTCTATGCTCCAAGAGCAACGCGCAAAGAGCGCGGTGAATACAACGATCATCCAACTCCAAAACCTATCAATCTTATGCGTTATTTGATTCGCGTTTATGCGCCTGAAAATGGCATTGTTCTTGATCCATTCAATGGAAGTGGCAGTACAGGCATTGCTGCGATTCAAGAAGGCCACGAATATATAGGCATTGACATGGAACAAAAGTATTGTGATATTACAGAACGACGAATCCAAGACCACTGTGCTGGTGAAGATAAATTTGACGACCTATTTGTGTTGTAAAATCTTATTGACACATTGCCAAAAATGATGTATTATGGTTAGTATGAATTTGTTATCAACCTTACAACAGACACTAGTATCCCATATTCATGGAAAGTCTCGTCGCAGTAGCGGAGGCTGGCAGTCATTTAATTGTCCTGCTTGCGTCAAACGTGGAGAGCCTAGACCTGATACGAAGCAGCGGGGCGGTTTGAAATTTGAAGGAGATACGATAGTATATCACTGTTTTAATTGTGGCTTTGTCGCAAAATTTGAATCTGGAAATGTGTTAAGTAGGTCATTCGTGAATCTTCTTAAATATATGAACGTGAATGAAAACGATGTGAAGCGATTACAGTTGTATAGTATTCGCGAAAAGGAAGTCAATGATGGACCAATATCTTTAATTTCTACTAGGCCGAACGTGATAACTATACCGCAGTTTGATGAAGTCAAGTTGCCAAAGAATGCGAAATCGCTGTGGGAGTTGATGGAAGAATCTAATCCGCCAGAAAAAGCGATAACCGCTGCCAAATATATGATTGATAGAGGATTGTATAATCACGTAGAAGCATATTGGACAGACCATCGCCAGGATATAATGAATAAATTTGAAGACCGAGTTATAATACCATTTTGGCAAAATGGAAAAGTTGTTGGATATTCAGCAAGAGCAATAAAAGATGTATCGCGTGGAAAATATATAATGAATACTCCGCATAACTATCTTTATAATATTGACAAAATAAATGGCGATGAAAAATATTTAATTCTCGTTGAAGGAGTATTGGATGCAGCGGCAATTGATGGGGTAGCGGTATTAACAAATACAACTTCTCCTGAGCAAGCAGATTATTTACGTAAATTTCGGGGAGAAGTTATTTTGTGTCCGGACCGAAATGCCGCTGGCGATAGATTGGTAAACGATGCGATTGAAAACGGGTGGAGCGTGACATTTCCAAACTGGGAAAAGAATATAGAGGATGTAGCAGATGCGGTGAAAAAATATGGAAAATTATACACTACAGAAAGCATAATAAATTCTAAAACAAATAACAGCACTAAAATAAGAGTAAGATTAAAACTTAATTAGAGAGGAAATAATATGGACGATTTTGGATACGGCGGATATGACATTGTCCCAATGACTGCTATGGGAAAGAAGAATGAAAAATCAACTGTCACTGATACTCCGTTTGCGTCGGGCCAGTCATCAGCACCGCCTAAGGCACCTGGTATGGTTATGTATGAAAACGGTATGTACTATATGGCAGACGCCTTTACATATGAAAGCACCCGTCCAATTGTAACTTGGATTATTGAGCAAAATCTTTTGCCTGATACACGGCGTCCAAAGGAGTTGACACTGATTATCAATTCGCCTGGAGGCAGTGTACACGCAGCGTTTGCTTTGATTGACACAATGAAGGGGTCAGCTATTCCTATCAAGACAGTAGGATTGGGTCTTATCGCAAGTGGTGGTGTTCTCACATTTATGTCGGGCGAACCTGGTCGCCGTGTATTAACTCCAAATACTTCTATTTTGTCTCACCAATATTCTTGGGGGGTAGGTGGCAAGGAACATGAATTATTTGCGCGAATGCGTGAGTTTGAATTGAGTTCTGAGCGCATGGTAAAACACTACAAAAAATGTACTGGATTGTCGGAAAAGAAAATTCGCAAATATCTTCTTCCGGCACACGATGTTTGGTTGAGCGCAGACGAAGCGATTGAATTGAATATCGCTGACGAAATAGTAGAAGTTTATTAATTCTCTCATGTAGTAAGTAAAACATAGGCTGTAATGGCCTATGTTTAGTAAGTCACGGAGAGAGCATGGCAGACGTAAAAGATTATAACTTAGAAATGCAAAAATTGTTCATTTATTTTATGATGAACGATCCAGAATTGTATACCAGAGTCAGAAATATCATTGAACCAAGATTTTTTGACAGAGGGCTAAAAGACATTGTAAACACCATCATTGAGCATAGCGAAGAATACTCGACTTTGCCATCGGCTGAGATAATGAAGGCTTCGCATGGATTTGAGGTAGAAGATTTGGGTGATATTAGCACCCATGCTGATTGGTTCTTGGATGAGTTTGAAGAATTCTGCAAACATAAAGCATTAGAGTTAGCAATTATCAATAGCACAGATTTATTACAGGCTGGCAAATATGGCGAAGTTGAAAAAATGGTTAAAGAGGCAGTCCAGATTGGATTGACTCGTGATTTAGGTATGGATTACTTTGCCAATCCAAGAGAACGCCTTGAATCATTGAAGAATAACAACGGTCAAATTTCTACCGGGTGGAAAGACCTTGATCATAAGTTATATGGTGGTATCAACCGTGGGGAAGTAACTATTTTTGCCGGCGGTTCTGGCGCTGGTAAATCATTGTTCATGCAGAATATGGCATTGAATTGGGCAGAGGCGGGACATAACGTAGTATATTTTACTCTTGAACTTTCTGAGGGATTGTCGGCTATGCGTATTGATGCGATGTTGACAGACCGAAGCACAAAACAAATCTTCAAAGATTTGGACGAAGTGGAATTAAAAGTTGCTACAGTTGGTAAAAAATCTGGAATGTTACGGATCAAATATCTACCAAGCGGGGTATCTGTAAATGATTTGCGGTCATATCTAAAGGAATTACAGATACAAACGGGCAAAAAAGTTGATTGTGTATGCGTTGATTATCTTGATTTGCTTATGCCAGTAGGTAAGAAAATATCTGCAAGTGATTTGTTTATTAAAGACAAATATGTCACGGAAGAAATTCGCAACTTTGCAATGGAATGGCAAACAGTCACCGTCACGGCATCCCAGTTGAATCGTTCCGCCGTAGAAGAAGTAGAGTTTGATCATTCGCACATTGCAGGTGGTATTTCTAAAATTCAAACAGCGGATAATGTTATTGGTATCTTTACATCAAACGCAATGCGAGAACGTGGACAATATCAGTTACAGTTGTTGAAAACACGTTCAAGTAGTGGTGTCGGCAGTAAGATTAATCTTGTATTCAACAGAGATAGCTTGCGAATAACGGATGATGATTCTGGAGATGATGATGTCGGAGATGTAGTAGGTGCATCTTCTGCAGCCAGCATTGTAGATAGTTTGCGTAAAAAGAGTATTACTAGGCCTGATAATAATACTACCACTGAAACATCTGGTGCTGCGTCAAGTCTACGGGCAATGTTAAGATCAAAAACCCGTGGACCGCTAGATGAAGTATGAAAAATACGCGGCTGACATAATAAGTAATAATTCAAATATGATGATACCGTGGTATATCATGGCAGCATATGCGTATTATATTAATGATGATCCGATTATTTCAGATAAAATGTTTGATCAATTGTCAATGGATATTGTGGTGAACTGGAATTTTATAAGTCATTCACACAAAAAGTTTCTTTCAATTGATATGTTAAAGGCAGGAACTTATTTGGGTGATTATCCATTGATAGTTGAAGGTGCGATTAACGAACTGCCTTTGTTGTAATAAAGATAAATACAATACGCAACGGAGTTTTTAGCTATGCAACGACGCAAAAGTTTATTTGAAGAACTGAACGATTTAAC